AACCTCAAGGTTTACGCCTCGGTTGCTATCAATTAATAGTTGTACGTTGTTTTCATCCGTTACAACAACCTGAACCCCTCTGTTGGCAGGGGATACGATTATTCCCTTTGTCATACAACCACGATGCCATCAGAGCGAACCAAAAACAACAAAAAGATGATTTGGTCATCAGCAGGAGTAGAACCACTAGCAGGGAATGAAACCTTGACCCGACCTGAATAGCCTACGCAGTTTGTTGCGTTAATTTCTAGTTGGGCATCAGTAGTAATCAAGCCCCAAGTAGTAGAGTCAATCACCAATGTGCAAGTGCCTGCTACCGCAACAATGTTGGATACGGTTAGCGGAATAGCAGTCGGTGGCGGGTTGTAATCTGCAATGTCAAAGGTCAAGCCATTGCGGGTATCAATGATGTTTGTGACTTGCCTACGAACAATCTGTGCGTTGATGGTTGCGCCAGTAAGATTGATTGGCAGGTTTGTATTAGAATTTGTAAATGTTAAATTCCAATAAGTATTCTGGTTGTAAACCAATTCGCCAGCAAGAATTGGATTGTCGAAGCCCGACACTTGAGCAAGTGTATTTTTGTTGAAAATCGCCATAGCGTTCCCTAAACTTAGTTAGAACATCCGTGATTCTCACGGGCTAATGGTGTAGTGTCTTTTTTTACATTCTATCGTCAAATTTAAGTTGGCGCAACAGGCCAAACAACATTAAATGGATAACCTGATTGACTAGGAATATCCCGAAGTTCTTGACGATAGGTTGCCCAAGCCGCTTGTTGTGCAGTAGTTAAAGGGCCATTAGGTAATTGAGTCCAATCACTTGCATAAAGCAATCTTTGCCTTTTAGATGAAACATCAGAAACAGCCATAGTTTGATCTTTAACCCATTGCTTTGTAGTGAAATCAAAAACAGAGTATTGATCTGGCTTTGATGGTATTTCTACAGCCTCACCATTTTCAATGTAAAAAGCGGAATCATCAATAGAACCTTGAATATACGTTTCGCCATCTTGAAGTTGTGCCTGTATATCGTTTGTTTGTACAACTCTAAGAATTTGCCCTGTTGTTTCAGAATAAATTGTGTAAGTCATCGTTTTGTCTCGATTGCAAATAATGAACGGTTAGAGAGGCCAGCGTAAGCAGTGATGCTACCGGCAGGCGCTTGACTAAAAACTTGTATGCGATATGTGTAAGTTCCCGCTGATGGAGTGTCAGAATAAGACATCGATGGATTTAAACCACCTTGCATTAAAACAGTTGTATCCCTAACCAATCTAAATTGCGGGTTAAAACTTCCCGTGTTATCTCCATCAACATAGGCTCCTGAAATCGGGCTACCTGATGAAGCAATAAAAACTTGGTTTCCACTTGTTGTAATAGACAATGTTTGTGCGTCTTGCCAAGTGCTTCCCGCTGTATTTAAATAACTTGCAGATGTAAAAGCACTAGAAGTCAAAGTAACAGCATTAGCATTAATATTTCCAGTGGCAACCACATTGCCATTCAACGACATTTGAGTGCCGTTGTAGGAAATGTTTGTTGTGGAATTGCCCAATGCAAATGTGCCATCAGTATTGATCTTTGCACCTGCACCTGTCATCGTAGTGCCAGACACCGCAGGACTTGAACCCACGCTCAAAGATGACCCACTAATTGAACCCGCTGTAATCGTTCCTAAATTGGCTGTGATTGCCGATAGGGTAGACACCGACATTCTGTCAGCAGTAATTGTGTTTGTGGCAATCTGTGTTGCTGTGATGGTACTAGCAGCAATCTGTCCAGCAGTAATCGTATTAGCCGCAATCTTGCTTGCGTCAATTGTGTTTGCTCCAATGTTCCCTGCCGCTAAAACGCCAATCTGAGCCGTACCAATAGCCGCGCTATTTATGTATGTTGATACGTTAGCAGTAGTGATTGCATTGATATAAGCAAAAGCGCCAGCACCCAAAGTTCCAAGTGAAACATTGCTATTTAAGATTCCTGCGGGCGCATTTGATAAATCAGTTGCCACAGCGTTAATGCCAGTAGCGGTAACTGTACCGCCACCTGCGCCCGACAAAATTCCATTGCTACCAATTGAAATATTGCTATTGAGCCAACCCGAAGGTGCAACTATGTAAGAAGCCGCATTTACAGTTGCACCAGAACCAAAAATAATATTTCCTGAAGCATCTTTAATTGTTAAGTTGCGTGAATCAATATTGCCAGCAGTTACTGTGTTACTTGCAATTTGTCCAGCAGTAATTGTGTTGGCAGCAATCTTAGACGCATCAATTGTGTTGGCGCCAATATTTCCTGCTGTGAGAACGCCAACTTGTGCAGTCCCAATAGCTGCACCTGCGATGTATGTCGTTGCATTGGCAGAAGTGATTTGGCTCAAATAAGCAAAACCACCTGCACCCAAAGTTCCAAGTGTCACGCTACTATTTAAAATTCCCGCTGGTGCATTTGATAGATCTACATTGACTGCATTAATTCCCGCAGGCGTTACAGCACCACCACCTGCGCCAGATAAAGTGCCATTTGAATTAATTGATATTGCGCTATTGGCAACAGCAGTTCCAGAGCCAGAGCCGATTCCATAAAGGCTGTTCGCAGAAATATAAATACTAGTGTTATCAACAATAGTTCCATTTCCAGAACCAATGCCAGAAATAGCACCCGCAGAAATTGTGATATTGGTGTTTAGCCATCCAGACGCAGGAGTAATATTGGCAAAGTTTAGCGGAGTGCCGTTACCCAAAATCACATTGCCTGAACCGTCTTTTAATGTCAGGTTGTTTGAGTTAATGTTTGATGGAAAAACTACTGTTCCATTGAGTGTGATTGCTGAACCGTCATAGGTAATGTTATTGGTTGAGTTACCGACCGCAAAGTTACCAGACGAGTAAATGACCGCGCCTGAACCCGTCATTGTTGTGCCACTAATTGCACCCGTGTTAGATTGAATCGTTCCAGAAACAGTCAAGTTTCCTGTGTTAGCAGTAATCGCAGAAAGGCTGCCAACCTTCAACGCAGAAAGATAAGGGACATTCCAGACCGTGTTACCCGTTACAGGATCATAGATACCGTCTGACTGATAAACAGATTCACCCGCAGTAATTGTTGGTGGCTGTGCAACCCAAACAGTTCCTGCTCCCCAAGAATTATTTGAAGGAAATGATGCACTTCCTGATGTTGTGATGGTCGTCGGTGTTGTATCTAAAGAACTCAAAGTTGTTTTGGAGTAGCAGATTCGAGCAGATGCACCTTGATTGCCAGTAGAGCCAGTACCGCCTGTCGGTCCTGTTGGGCCTGTAGCACCAGTAGCGCCATTAGTACCCGCATAACCTGAAGCAATAATGCTAGACAAGCCCCAATTAATTGTGGTGGTGGTAGCCGTAGCCGTATCAGAAATATTGACCGTAGCCGCCCAAAGTGTAAAACCTGCACTTGGCGAACTTGTAATTGATGTACTCCAACCCGATGGCGCGGCATAACTACTGGTTGACCATGTATAAGTTGTAGTCCCTGTTGGGCTAGAAGGCAATGTAGCTGCCCACAAATAAACTACAGGTCTTGCAGTCTGAAGGCCATTAGTACCATTAGTTCCATTAGTACCATTGGCGCCATTTGCACCGTTAGCAGTCACAGAAGATATAGTAAAACCACTTGTCCAACTGATTGTTGAAGTAGTCGTTCCAGCCGCCACCACGGTAGGTTTAATGGCTGTCCAAAGTTGAATTCCCGCAGTATTAGGATTAGCAGGAATAGTTGTTGTCCAACCACCACCGCCTGAATAACTTGCGTTAACGCCTGTTGCCCAAGTGTAGGTTGATGTGCCACTAGGATTAGACGGGGTTGTGGTGGCCCATTGATAAAGAGTAGGGTTAGCCGCTTGGTTGCCATCAGCACCAGCACTTCCTGTTGCACCTTGATCAACAAATACAAATTGCAAAATTGCTGTTGCGCCTTGAGATACAACACCTAAAGAAGATTTATAACGTACAGGAACAGTTAATGTTGCTGGTGATGAACTCATTGCTGTTGGGATTCCCCATTGAGCAAATGTGCCACCGTCAGTAATTGAACCCATAACCAAGCCGCCTGATGTAGATACATCCGCATTGCCTGTGGTTGATGATGCGCCAATACGCCAAGTGTTATCTACAAAAGACGCATCACTATCTGCTTGAGCCGTTACAAAGTCAATTGCACCACCAGCGGCAGAGCCGTACAGTTGTGTAATCAATCCTGTAAAAGACGGAACAAGTGATGAATTTCTTGGAACTTGCATCACGATTGGTGAGAAAGTTGCCAAGAACGTACCAGCCACCGCAGTTGTTGTTGGGTTTGGCAACCAACTAAATCCTGTAGATGATGGAGAAAGAATAGATGCGCCTGATTCGTTTGCTACCTTAAAGGAGAAGTAAAAAGTATTTGTAGGCAAATTAATGTCAGAAAATGTGACATTGGTAGAAGGTGAAAATGGTTGTGAATTTGATGCTGTCTCAACACCCCATACAGTCCAATCTGTAACGCTAGGGCTAGAAACAGTTGTGTAAAACAAAGTAATTTCTGTAACCCTGCCAGTTGCCGGTACACCGCAAACAACATCAAAGTGAGGAATAGTGGCTGTGGTGTTAATGTTTGCAACCGTGGGCGCAGTTAAGTTGCTAAAGAAATTAGGATTTGACAGGTTGCTATTTGGTGTAGCCGCAAACGCCACAATGGAATAATTGTCATACACCGCTGAGTTGTATTCATTTAATTCCAACGACGCGCCCAAATTGCCGTCAGGCAAAGATGCCTCGGAAACCTTAATGACGCGGAACAATTTGTCTGTCCAACCATAAGCGGAATTGGTAACGCTAATCACGTCGCCCGCGTCCACTTGGATGCCGTTATAAGTTGTGGCAAACGTGACAATTAAATCTTCACGCGCTTGCTCAAGCATCCTGTTAGCAAGGTATTGCGCTTGCACAGAATCATTAACCATGCTCAAAGTAACTGTGTACTTGTTATCTGGTTCGTTTGCAAATTTAAGTATCTCAGGCGTGTTGAGATAAACATAATCTGATTGGTCACGATTTAACTTGCTTGGAAACTGCGCTTGAATTTGGTTAATGCTAGAAGCAATGTCAAAAGCACTAACGCGGATTTCACCAATGATATTTGAGTCATTAAAAGCAAAAGATGCTGATTCTGCTTTGTTAATAACAATAGACCATTTACCTGTAGCCGCGTTATATTGATTCCATGAATCGCAAGCCAACATAATTTGGTCAAGATTGGACAACACGTCTTGACCTGTGTCCATTACACCGTTGATGCGGTAACGTGCTTGCGTTGCGCTACCACCGCTTGCGGGTTCATACGTAATTGTCTCGTCCGAATACGTATTCAACGCGGTTGCTGTTGTTGCGTCCACAATGGTTGTATCCATTGCACAGCCATACTTGTCGTTTGTGATGTAGTCATACCAAACATCGCCCGGCTTTGCTACACCTGTGCTATTTAAATAATGCGAAGCCCGAAACGTGATGGGTTGCATCTGTGTTGTGCCAGCATCCCTGTTGTAAACCATCTTAATAATAGCAAAGGCCAAGCCATTCATTTGACGACCGCTAGAAGGCCATCTTTGGCCCACAGCAATATCAGAGCCACCCATCACAGAATTAGGCAACGCAGAACCATTTAACGCAGTA